GCCCAGATGCTGGTGCCGTTGACCAGCACGTCGACGACGGTGTTGGCGCCGCCGGTGCCGGCCGTGGTGGCGTACACCTTGACCGCCGTGATGCGGCCGAAGGCCACGACGACGTACTCGTTGAGAAACTGGGTCGCCGTGACCGCAGCATTGGAGTAGCCGGCGACCGTGTCGATGATGTTCTTGGCTTGCGCTCGAGTGCCTGGCATTAGGGGAAAGCCTCCTGCCTTGAATTAGTTGTCGGAAGTCTGGCCGCGAGCCGCGGCCCTGGCTCGATCGCGGGCCCACCCGCTTACTGGCCGTTGAGCCGTCGGCTCGGGTTGTGGCGCCGGCTGCGGCTCGGGCGCCTCGGGCTGGTCGTCGTCCTCCTCCTCGTCGCCAGGCATGGGGTCCGGTCCCGGTGTCTGGCGCGTGCCGTAGCCGAGCGCCTGGAGTGTCGCCGCGACCGCCGCGGCGATGGCTTGCGCGTCGACCCCGCTACCGCCCACAACGCCCGTCTGGTGCAGCCCCGAAACGATCGCCTCGCCCAACTGCTGCTGCTGGCGACGGTCGTTGTGCATGACGTCCTGGTGCTGTTTCAGGGCCTTCTGGGTCGGAAAATCATCGCGCGCGCAGAACTCGCACTCCTCGGGCGCCTCGGGCACGGCGATGCGCTCGAGTTGCGGGAAACGCACCGGCCGCGCGCCGCGCCAGCAACCCTGCGCTTTGGCCGAGCCGCCACCTGGACGACCGCGGTGCATCAGGTGGTCCTTGCCCTGACCGACGTGCTGTTCGCAGGTCGGCACCAGCGGCGGCCGCAGGTGGTAGCCCAGCGTGATGATCTGGTCGACGCTCAGCTCGTGCGCGCCACCGGCCTGAAACAGTGGCTCGTACGGGTGCTCCATGTAGTACACGTTCGAGCCGAACTGGCCGTAGTCGTTCAGCGGCGTAATGCCGCGGTTGATCTTCTTCATGAGCTCCATCGGCGAGGAGTCGCAGGCGGCGATCTCACCGTTGGGAAAACGGCAGTAGACCAGGCCCTCGTCGGCAATAACGGCGTTCGGCGCCTCGGCGGTTAGTGCTTCAGCCATGTCGGCTCGGGCTCCCCTTTCTCAGACTCCTGCACGTACGCGGTCGGAATGGTGGGTCGATGGAACAATGCGGCGTACTCCCAATCGACCTCGTCAGTCATCAGATGCGCGGCTTTGGGGCCGAATTGTGGCAGCGTGCTCACGCGCCACAGGCTGTCGTCAGGCGGCGCCGGCGGTGACGCCTGACCTGGTTGGCGCCTGATTTTGGGTGGCTTCTTTCCAAAACCTTTGACGGGCACCACCGGCAGCGGCCCGCGCGGCGGCCGGTCGGACAGGCGTACGAACGTCCAGCCCTGACGCTCCAGACGCGTGATCATGCGCTCGAGCGACCATTGCAGCCGTTTTTCAATGAGGTCGGAGTCCGCGCGGGCGGGCAGTCGCACGTGAAACCTGACCGTGTAGGCCTGCTGCTCGAGGTCGCGCCTGATGATGATGTTGGTCACGTTCAGCTATAGACGACGATGCCCGCGCCGGCCGAGCCAGGCACCAGGAAGATGCCCGATCGGGCCGGGATGTCGAGCACCAGGATGGTGCCGACCGCGGGGGTCGCGGCCGACACGTACAGGATCGTGCCGCTGGCGGCCGACGGGTTGTCGTAGATGGTCAGGCTGCCCGTCACCGCAGCCGTGACGACGATCTTGGCGATGCGTCCGGCGCGCGCCTTGACGGCCACGTTCGAAGTCGTGAACGCGGCGTAGCTCTGGCCCTGGAAAGTGTCGACGTTGGACACGGGATCACTTCGTACAAGCCAGCTTGACGCCCCATAAAGAGCTATTCGTCGTGGCGGCCGCCGCCTCGTCCGCTTCCAGTCGCTCGAACATCCCGTAAATGGTGTCCATCGAGACAACCCAGCTCAGGTCGAGCGGGCTGTACCAGGTGTGCGTCGTCGGCTGGCGCTGGATCGCTTTGAAAAAGTGCGTCTTGGACCAGAACGCGCCCGATGCAGCCGGCGCGGAGCCCGCCAGCAACTGCGACTCGTACACGTCGGCACCGTAGATCTTGCCGACTCTGGCCTCTTCGACCGCGGTGCCGTTCTCGGACTCGCCGATGTACAGCATGTTGGTGAATTTCTCGAGCTTGAGAAAGCCCGAGTAGGTGGCGGGCGGGACGCAGATGTACCACGGCCGCGGCGCAGCAGCGTTGCGCAGCCCGGTACGCCCGGCGATCAGATTGTCGTCGGTGAGCTCCGCACTCGAGGTGCCCACGCTGGTGGCCAGCGCGGCGAACAAGCTCGCCGCGTCGACGTCCATCTGGCGCGCCAACGCGTAGGCGCCCGCGATCGTCGTCTCCGAGCGGATGTCGTATCGGCTCTGGATCTCGGCGATGTCCTCAATCATCTGCGCGATCGCCCGGTGACCGTTGGTCATCGGCAGCACGAACTGCTGCTGGGTTTCGGTGATGGCCTGCGGCGTGAGCGCGGCGCCGGCCGCTTTGGCGTTAGCGGTCAGGTTGTGCCGTGACGGCAGGTTGATGGTGTTGGCGTGCTGGTCGACCAGCGCGCTTTTGTCGTCGAAGAGTGCCGCGACCACGACGTCGTACTGGATTGCCCGATTGAGTTCAGGCGACCAGACCTGGTCGATGAAAAGCGCGGCCGTCGTAATCGTGACGTCAGCCAAGGTTGTATGAACCCTCCGCGGAGGGCTGTTTTCAGCCCACTATTAGCTGCGACTGCGCGCGGCGTCGGCGGCGAGCTGGGCGGTCAGCGCATCGATTTGCGCCGGGCTCAGTTTGCGCGCGTCCTTCGGCGACAAGGTCGCGTATTCCTCAATCGATACGTTGCCGTCTGAGTGGGTTGCACCATTGGCCCGTTCGGGCGTCGCGCGTGAGCCGACGAGGCGTCCGCGCAGGCCCTGCAATTCGGCCTCGAGGCGAGCAATCTGGTCGCCCTGAGACTTCTTGCCGAGGTCGAACGCGCGTTTGGCCAGGTCAGCCGCGGACGGTGCCGTGTGCAGTGCCTGGTACCCCTCGTCGTCGACGCCTGGAAGATCCTTCAGCGTGCCGAAGTCGGCGGCCATCTCGGCCAGGACCTGCTGACGCGTGGTCTGCTGCAGGGCCGAGGCCTGACGGTTGCCGTGGTACATCTGCAGGATGCCCTGGCGAGCACGGTCCTGCGTGGCATAGTCCGGGGAGTTCAGGTCATTGAACAACTGCTCAACGCGCTGGTTGGCTTCGCGTTGGGTTTGCTCGGCCTGGTCCTGGTGCGCGCGTTGCTGCTGCTCGCGTTCGTATTTGGCTTGACCCTCTGCCAGACCACGCTGGTACGCATCCTCGGCTGCTCGTCGGCGGGTCCCCCGCGACTCACCCTCTTCGGGTGAAGGCACGGTTCCAGCGCTCTCGGGCGGTGGCTCGGGGATGGTGGCTTCGTCAGGTTCCGGTGCCTCGACGGGCGGTGCGGGCGACGTCTCCTGGGGTCTCAAGCTCTCGGGGTAGATCGAAGGATCGGGACCGAGTGCGATGGAAACCTGGGGTTCGCCGCCGTCCGGGCTCGTCGCTGCAGGTGCGCCTGGCTCTGCCTCTGGCATCTCAGACAGTCGCTACTGTACCGCGTGTTCGGATTCAGGAGAACTGCTACACCGGCGGGCTATAGTGCGGGCACCATAGAAAAAAGCCCCCGCGTCGCGGTATGCATGGCGCGACCGGGAGCTCGGCACCTCGGAGGTTACCCGCGATGCAGTCTCAGTCTAAGACGTCATGGTGGCCAGGATTGATTTTCGTCATCCTCGCCGTTCCGGTGCTCTGGTCGGCCTACTTCCTGGGAAGTCACGGGTTGCCGTACCTGTATGACGGAAACTGGGGGCAAGCGGTCGGCTATTTGGGCCTGTTCATCCCATTGGGATGGCTGGTCTGGCTATATCTCTACGGACCGATGAAACGCTCATGGACCTAAAAGCGACTGCATGAGCGCCTGGTGCTGAGCCTGGTTGCGGTACAGCATGGACTGGTCGCCAAGACCCATCGGCGCGTAACTGTAGACGGGCGCGGCCAGCCCCGTCGGCATTGAGCGACCCTGAGCTGCCGCTGGTCCGCCCAGCATGATGTCGCGCAGCACCATCTTGCCCGCGGCATCGTCGGCGATGGTATTGATCCGTTGCAGGTTGACCTGCTGCGTCTTGGGTGGCAACTGCTGGAAGTTCGGCGACGCGACCAGATTGCCGGCCGAGCGCGCAACGATCTGGCCGCGGTATTGCTCCCATGCCTGCTGTTCCTGGGGCGTCAGGCGGATCTCGCTGTATGGGCCATAGGGGACCGACGACGGGGCTGCTGACGGTGTCACACCCGCTTGCGCCATGGCCACCAGGACGGGGTCAGCATTGACCACGCTACTTCGCGGCATGAGCAGGCCCGCGCCCTGCTGTGGGTTCGGGATGGGGGCACCGGTCGCGGTCAAGCGTGGCGGAACGTTCTGGCGCAGGCCCGGCAGGCGAGTCTCGAGGGCCTGCCCGAAGGTTTCTTGAGCAGTGCTGCCGCGCGCTTGACGCTCGTACGGGTCCATAGCCGATGCCGCGTTGGCGAGCAGCGCGCCCTGCGGAATGAACGATTGGATGACGCTCTCTGCCTCACGGGTGGCCATCTGACCGCCCTGCGCGCTCGCGCTGAGCGCATTCAGCACCGAGCCGACACCATTCAAGAAGGTCTCGTTATTGAAGTAGCGCGCTTGCCGCGCCACAAGGTCGCCCAGGATGTCCTGCGGACCGGGCGCGCGCGCGCCCTGCGGCGTCAGGATAGGCTTGAGCGCGCCGCCTTCCTCAGGTGTATGCGTTGCCTCGTAGGCGTTGGCGCCCTGGATGAGCGACCATCCGACAGGGCCAAGTAGGTGCGCGTTGAAGTAGCGGCCACCGATTTTGATCGAGTCCGGCTGCCAGCCGGTATCCCTGAGTGCAGCCTGCTGCCTCGGATCGGACGGGCCCTCACCCGTAATGAGACCCTGCCCAGCGGCCATATAGGCCCCTGCAGCCAGTCCTACGCCGATCAGGTTGTTTCGGAAGCGCTCGGCCAGCGGCGTCACAGCTCCTGCGCCGCCGCGGCCAGCGAAACCCTCGGCTCCCGCATACGGTCCCTCGCCAACGGCGGCACGCGCGACGTCCAGGCCTGTACCGACCAGGCCGAGCGGCGAGGTCTCGAGACCCTGACTGGCAACGTGGTAACCGACATTGAAAATCGGCGCGAAGAAGCGCAGCACCGGCGCCTTCTTGATCGCGTCCGCCAGGGTCTGGCCAGTCGTGCCCATCGCGCCACTCAGCGCGGCTCGGTCGCCGGCGTGCTGCGCGGAGGTCGTCATGGCATCGGTGGGGTTCGACACGAGGTCCGCAACCCTGGCCTGCCAAGCCGACGTGTTTGGCGCGTAGCCGCGATTCGTGGCCTCCATGGCCGCGGTCTTCCACAGGTCCGCGCTGGTCGCCAGTTGCCGCGCGGCATCCTGGAGCACGGGGTGCGCGCGGACCAACCCGGTGAGTCCTGTCTCGAGCGCCTGGGCGCCGGTCCCGCCACCCATGCTCTCGGCCAACGGACCGGGCTGCCGCAATGTCTGGGATGCGTTCAGGGCCCACGAGCGCAAGCCCTGCATTGCGCCGTAGAGCTCTGGCCCCACGGCTTCCGCATGGCCACTGAGCACCGACGCCGGCACATCGGAGAGCAGCTTCAGCCCGATCTGGACGGGGGCATTGAAGGCGATGTGCGCCACGGTGGGAATGCCGCCTGCGAGCGCCCCAATACGACCAGCCTGGATAGATCGACCGATCGTGCTCAAGAGTCCGGGCGTCTGCGTTTCGGGCGGTGCAAACTTGCCACGGTCGAGCAGCCAGTCCATGCGCGCGGCCGAGCCCGGCGGCGGCGGCGGAACTCCGGCACGCCCGTGTGTCTCGGGCGGTCCAACAGTGCCCGCGATGGCCATCGTCGCGCTGTTCCAGCGCTCGGCGTCCTCCGGGGTCATCGTGCTGGGATCAGGGAAGAGTCCGCCGGGGGCGTACTTCTGCGACAACTCCTGCATGGTCTGCATCTGCTCGATGACGCTCGGCGCCGCGAGCATGCCGCCCGCCGCCTGGGTCACACCACCCAGTACAGGCATGTCCGGCATGGATCCGGCGATGGCGCCACCCAGCGCCTGACGTCCCTGCTCGAGCGCGCCACCTGGCAGGAGTGCGTTGATCGCGGGTCCGACGACGTTCTGACCCAACCCTTGCTCGGCCCCGCTCAGGAGATTGCTCGGCATGAGCGGGTTCGAGGCCATGTTCTGCACGCTGAGGTTCTGACCGAGTTGGCCCGCGCCCTCGAGCAGGTTGCCGCCGATGTTCGGGATGCCCTGGCTTGTGAGTGCATTCTGCTGCAGGATGTCGCCGATCGTCTGAGGTGCCTGCTGAAGGGCCTGTTGTCCTTGCTGGAGCAGGTCCTGACCGGCCTGAGTCGCCTGCGAGCCGACGTCCTGGACGGCTTGCAGGATGCTGTCCGCCTTCGCCCGCAGCGGCCTGGACACGCTCGAATCGGGTGAGAGCAGGCCGCCGACGATGTCGCGGCCGGTCTGCAACTGCTGCGCGTTCTGACCGAGTAGCGACGTGAGGTCGTTGGCGCTCATGCCCACGAATGGCAGCGGCACATTGCCGAGTACCTGACCAGCGGCCTGGCCGAGGTCGGGTGTCGCCGGCTGATTGGTGCCCATCGTGAGGCTACGGCTGCTGGATTGGGCGAGACCGTCCTGCTGCGCCAGTGGATGGTCGGCGAAGATCGCCGCTCGAGCCGAGCCGTGCGACTGCGGCATGGCGTTGATCTGATCGGGCGTCATCCACTCGGAGCCACCCTTCAGATCGGTACCGCTGGTGCCGACGTGCAACTGGCCGGTGTCGGCGTTGTAGCCGTCGACGTAGTAATAGTGGCCTGGCGTGTCGATGATGACGGGGTTACCGCCCGAAGCGTCGCGGCCGACCTGCGACCAATCGACGCCGGACGTCGCGTGCGCGTCGACTCCCATGGTTTTCAGTAGGGAAACCTCGGAGCCAACGCCGGCCATGCCCTGGTTCGGATCCCAGCCGACCTGCTGCGCGAGCTGCTTGGCCTCGGCGACCGTTGGATTGCGACCGTACGTCTGAGCGAAGGCGATCGCCGCGGTAGGTCCGCAGAAGGCCATCGCATCGCCCGAGCTCAGCCCCAGGCCGAACTGCGATGCACGCGCGGCAACCGCCGACTGCACACCCTGGACGGCCGTGTTGACCGCGGTCTGGCCGGTGCTGATGGCACCCTGCACCGTCTGGCGCGCCTGGTCGATAGTCGGCTGCCACTGGTTGACGATGTTCTGGATCTTGCCTACGTAGTTCGGGTCGGTCATATAGCCGGCGTCCTTCAGCCCCTGCACGAAGGTACCGACGTCGGCCTTGCCCTGGTCGACCAAACTCATGACGTTCTGGTAGCGCGGGTTCTGCCTGAGAAAATCGACGAAGTCGGAAAAACTCTGGGTGGCGTTGTCGTAGCGGCGAAACTGGTCGGTGATCTGCACGGGCCCGTTGCCGTAGTCCTCCCAGGTGCCCGAGGTCGTCGATCCCGCGGGGCCGCTGCCTTTGATGCCGAACAGGTTGTTCCCCGGCGCGGCCTTGCCGTAGCCGGTCTCGTTGGCGGCCATGCCGATCATCGCCGCGGCGGGAATGCCGGTCTTGTCCTGGATGTACTGGGCAGCCGGTGTGACCGAGCGGACGAAGGCCTCGGGCGAGCTCGCGTCGACCTGGACGTTGGGCATGTCACGCGGGCCCGCCGGCGCGCCCGGTGTGGTCGCGGGCGTCGCCGGCGGAACCCCACCCTGCGCCTGAGAAGGCAACGGGAGGGAAGCGGAGCCAGGCGAGGGCGGGGTCGTGGTCGGGGGTAAACCAGGGATGGGCTGCGGCGTCGCTGCCGGTGTTGCCGTGCTCGAGGGCGCGGACGGGTTGAGCAGGTTCTGAATTTGCTGCTGGGCCCAGTTCTGACCCACGTCGGCCATGCTCGGGGCGGGTGGCGGCGGCGGCGGAACCGCGGCCGGCAGCGTCGGCGTCGGTGCTGGCGCGATACCACCAGTCAGGTCGCCTGGTGCCGGCGTCGGCGTCGCCACGGGTGTCCCACCAATCGGCACCGGCGGTGCGGGCGCCGGCATGGATGGCGGAGGCTCGACGGGTGGCGCTACGGGCGTGGGTGGCGGAGCTACCGGTGCCGCGGGCGTGGTTGGCACCTGGGGCACCATCTGCTGGAGCCTGGCCATCGAGTCCTGGACCGGCTTGAGCGCGTCCTGCATGGCCTGCTGCGCCCACGAGACGCCGGCGTGCACGTTCTGGGTCTGCTGCTGCGCCCAGATCTGGCCCTGCGTCTGCAGGAACGTCGCGTCGTCGAGCCAGATGCCCGAGCCAGCCACGACTTATGCCAGCGCCGGTGTACCGGCTGCCGTCTGTCCAACGCGCGACTGCTGGTACTGCTGCAGGAACGATGGCAGCGAGCCACCCACCGCACCCAGGCCCGAGCCGAAGGCCTGCAGCTCCTCGGGCGTGAGCCGCTCGAGCGCGCCCGGCGCGAGGGCCTGCGCGCCGCGGTTGGCGATGCCCTGCATGGTGCCCAGCGTCTGCGCATAGTCCCAGCCAGGCGTTGCCGACTGTCCACCACCGAGTTGGCCGGCTACGCCAGCCATAGTGTTGGCCGTCGGCGGCGTCGTGCCTGGTCCCTGGAATGCGGCCATACCCGTGTTGCCGGCCAGCGACTGCAGGTAGGTCGGCACGTTCGGATTACCCTGCGCGCCGCGCATGTAGTTCGAGAGTTGAAAGGTGTTCTGTGGGCCCTGGAGACTGGCAGCAGTTGCCAAATATTGTTGGCCAAGCTGCCCCTGTTGGAGCTGGAGTTGACGCGCGAACTCGCTGGCGGCCTCAGTCGGAGCACCCTGGTACTGGCCCGTCAGTTGCGCTTGCTGGAGTTGACCGGCGAGCGTCTGCTGTGCGCCACCTCCACCCGTGGCCGCGGCTCCGCCGGTTGTTGCCGGAGCCGTGAAACTGATGCCGGACGGCAGACCGCCAGCCACATTGCCACTCTGCGCGAGCCCCTGGCTCCACTCGGCCAGCGCCGTCTGAGACGCTTGAGCAGGATCGAATCCCATGCCCTGCAACTGTGTGGTTCGCGCGGTCACGTACTGGTCCTGCGTCGGGCCACCCGTCGCGGCGGGTGCCGCGGTGCCCCCGAGCGTGAAGCCTTGCGGCATGCCGTACGCGACGTTGCCAGCTTGAGCCAGGCCCTGGCTCCATTCTGAGGCGGCAGTCTGCTGGGCCTGTGCCTGCGGCATGTTGGCAACGCCCATCAACTGCTGAGTGCGCGCCTGCACGTACTGATCTTGTTGACCGGTGCCGGTCGCTCCACCAGCACTGGTCGCGCCAGTCGTTGGATTCGTCCACTGAGAAACGCTCGGCACCCCCGGTGGCGGCGTGAAATAGCCGGTGAGCTGAGCGGTGGTGGCCGCCTGGGTGTACTGCTGAGCCTGTTGGGCGAGCGACAGTTGCGCCTGGAATTGCTGCTGCTGAAGCTGAGCGAGCTGCTGGTTGATCTGGAGCTGGGGAATGCCCAACTTCTCCATCTGGTCCTTGGCAAAGGCCAGTTGCGCATCGAACTCGGCTTTTTGCTGAGCCAGTTGCGCCTGAGTAACGCCCGAAATCGACGCGCCTAAGGCATTCAATCCGTCCGTGCTGGCGTTGTACGGGTTATTGGTCGTCGGACCGGGATTCAGCGCGGTTCCAGGTGGTCCAACCAACCGCCCGGATGCATCGACATTCAGGCTTGCCGACGAGGGATACGCCGTAGCGCCGGTGTCCTGCGTGTACGACGCACGCCCCGCGGGACTATCCAGATAGCCAGCCGCATTCAGCGCTGCCGTACTGCCCTGAGGGTCGAACGCAGCCATCTAGCCTCCCTGTCCCATCGCCGCGTACGGTGAACGGACCGCGCCCGAGCCGAGTTCGTTACCCCACAACTGGTGGACGAAGTCAGTTGTTGGCGGTGCGTAGTTCTGCAGCATGCTGGGCAACTGCGAGCTCTGCTGGCCCTGCGGCCCTGCACCTGGCATGGCACCCATGTTGAACCCTGGCGTCGTCTGCTGGCTCACACCCTGAGGCTGACCACCCCCCACGTTGATGGTGATGGGCGCGCTGGTCTGCGGTTGCTGCGGTTGTTGCGGGATGACGGGCGCTGCCGCGGGGCCTGGCAGTGGTGGCCCTGAGGGCATGGACGGACCAGGCGCGAGCTTCTGGAGCAACGCCGGCAACTGCGGCGCGGTCGGTTGCGTCGGCGGGGCGTACTGGCCCTGCGCGGTCCGCGCCGACATCTGGTTCATCACGTCGTTGAACGCCGTGCCGAGCAATTGCGAGCCCGCCGGAGCGTCCTTCATCACGCCGAGCAGCGAGCTCAATGCGTTGCTGCCGAAGCCGGTGTATGCGTTGGCCCTCGAGGCAGCCGCGGCCTGCGCCGCGTTGGCCAGCGACGCCTGCGTGCCGAAGGCGGTCAGCCCGGCGTTCGCCGCGGCGACGTTGGCCGCGTACGGCGTGGTGCCCGCGAGTGTGGCCGGGATGCCTTCCATGAACTGCTTGAGCAGGTCGTTGGCGTGCGCCGGGTCGCCCGAGCCACCTGGACCGAAGATCTGCTGTCGGATGGCATCGATGCCCTGCACGATCTTGAGCTGGTCCTGCAGGCCGTACAGCGGGCCCTGTTTCCCCTGCTCGATCTGGGCTTGCGACGCTGCTGCTGCTGCCTGGGACTGCGCGCCCTGGCCCTGTGTCGCTGCGACCTGGGCGGCCGGCAAGCCTGCAGCAAGTTGCGCCTGCTTGAGCGCGGCATCCGCATTGACCGATGCCGTATTTGCCCTGGTCAAATCCGAGTTTGCGTCGGTCAGACCCGTCTGCGCGATGGTGAGATTGGTGTCGGCCGCCTGCTTGTCTTTCAGGCCTGGCAGCAGCTCGAGAGTCTGCTTGGCCTGCGCGCTGAGCGCGGCGGCTTGAGCCTCGAGTTGCGCTTTCTCAGCCGGCGTCTTGGCATTGACGGCGTCGGCCTGCGCCTTGGCCAACAAGCCCTGCTGCGCACTCGCTGCTGCCTGAGCGGCAACGAGTGCCTTCTGGGTATCTGCACCGTCGAGCAGGACTTTGGCCTGTGTATTGGCAAGGCCGCCGTCGGCTATGGCCTTATCCGCGGTGGCCTTAGCGGCCTCGACTTGCGAGGGATCGACAGTGCCGTTGTGGATTGCGTCGTTGAGCGTCTTGGCCCGGCCCGCATTCGCGGTCTCGACCCGCTGGAGCGCCTGGCTGTACGCCTGGTACTTCGCGGCCAGGTCGTTGGTCGCCGTGTTGAGCGTGGCTTGCTGGGTGATGTCGCCACCCGAAACCCGCTGCTGCAGATCGGTGACCGTCGACTGCTGCTTCTGGAGCTCACCCCACAGGTCATTGACCGTGCTATTCGCGCTGCGCAGCTCGTCGTCCGATGCCGCGATGATCTGCGAGACGCTGTACCCGCTGGGGCCCACTGGCCCCGCGGCCGGGCCAGTCGTTGTTGCCGTGGTCGCTGGAGCGGGTGCCGCGGGAGTCGAAGCAGCGGCGCTGCCGGCGGGCGCGATGTCGACGTTGGTTACGGGTGCTGGTGCTGGTGCTGGCGCGGCTGTGGTGTCGGCTGTCCCAGGATTACTCGTGGGGACGCCGGATTGATCCAGATACGGGTACGGGCTGGGTCGCGGATACGCTGGATTGGGTCGGTTCAGCGGCATCTCAGGTCATCCCCTGCGGCATAGGCGCTGGCTGCGCCGGTGGCATGCCTGACAGCGCGCCAGGCGGGCCCACAGGCGGTGCAGGTGGCAAACCACCCATCGGGCTAGGCGGCAGCGCGGGTGGCATCTGTGGCCCCTGTGGCAGCATCTGTGCGGCTTGCTGCTGATTCAGCAGATGCGTCACCAGCGTGTTCTGCTGCGGCTGCTCGGGCACCGGCTGGCCGCTCGAGTCGGCCGCCCAGCCCTGGATCTGCTTGGCCGTGTCTATCGCCGACGGCAGATCGGGTCCACGGAACAGCATGCTGCGCATCGGATACACCTGGTCGAGCGCTTTGCCTGGTGGCGTTCCGCTCGCCACGAGCTGGTGGTACGTCGCATCGGCGGCCTGCGTTGAGCCTAATGGCGAAAAGTTCCAGCGTGCGATGACGTCGTCCTTGCTCAACTGGGTGCCGCTCATTGGCTGGCCGAGGCGCCCGGCGATGCCATCGGCGTACTCAGTGACGCGCTGAGCAAAGCCGTTCACGGTCTGCTGCAGAACGTCGGAGCTCGAGGTGCTGCCGGGCACTTACGTCACTTCCGCTTTTTCGCCTGCCGTTGGGTATTGAGCGCGATCGCGACGGCTTGCTTTTGGCCTTTCCCTGCGGCCATCTCAGTCTTGATGTTCTGGCTCACCGCGGCCTTACTCGCGCTCTTCTTGAGTGGCATGTTCTTAAAATTCAGTACGAGTCGTGCAGGTGGCCGCCGCCGTTGCCACCCGTCGGCGTATTGCCCTTGTGCAGTCGCTGGGGCGGGCACGGGTACGAATGACGGTCGCACTCGAGCATCGCCGGCTGCGGTGGCAGCAACTGCGCGTTGAGCCGCGCCATGCGGTCCAGGTCGGGATACGCCGACGGGCCCTGACCGTTGCGGTTGTCGCTCTCGGCTTTAGCCCTCGTCATGGCTTGATCCTGCCGCTGGGTGCCTTTGGCGCGCGCATCGCTCGAGCGCCCAGGTTCGGCGCGGCGCCCATGCGCATCGCCGGCGCCGTCGGGCCCTTCGGCATCGGCGGCATCTTCATCTTGGGCATCTTGGGTGCTTTGGCCATCGTCACTTGCCTTTCTTCACCGGCACGCCGCGTTTGCGATCCAGCGCGTTGTCGCGCTTCGAGCCTTCTTTGATGCCCGCTTTGCGATCCGCGGCGGCGTCCGCCTTCGCGGTCCACTTTTTAGGTGGCATTCCCCGTGCTGCCCTTGTTCCACGAATAACTTTTCTTCGTAGCAGGCGACGCGTTGAAAACCTCCGGGTCCTCGGGGAAGTTGGCTACGTTCGAGTTGTCTTGATTAGCGAGCGACGCGCCGCCGCGGCTGGCGATACGGCCGGGGCTGGGGCTCGGATTGCTGGTGCCGCTCGAGTTGCTGCCAATGTTCGGCATCTTGGACATGTCTCTCCGCCTATCCGCCCGGAGGAGCCGCGGCCCCCGGTCCGACTATGGCGCCCGCTTGCTGGGAAGCGAGCACATCCTGACGCATCGGCCCAGCGCCGATGGCACCCGCCATGATGCCGCCTATCGCGGAGTTTACGGGCTGCGGCGCGTTCGTCCCCTGGAGTTGGCCGCCGGGGCCACCACCGCCGCCCGGTAACGCCGCCGTGGGCGTGCCGTCCGGCATGGCCTGACCACTCTGCACCGCGGCGAACAGTTGCGCCATCTTCTCGTCGTCGAGTTTCTTGGCGACGAGCTGAAACAGATACTGCTGGCCCTGCGGCGTGTTGAACAGCAGTTTCTCCGTCTGGATCTCGATCATCGTCTCATCGGGCGATTCGTCACCGAGACCCTTCTCGAGCGCCTGACGCAGGGGGATACGTCCCTCGAGCGACCACTGCATAAGCATCTGCGCGTAGGGCAGATTTTCGCCTTCCTCGGGCGGATACTCGCACCAGAAGTCATACACGCCCGACGTCATGTCGCGGGTGAGCTCCTGGGCCTTGCGCACGCTCTGGCGCATGCCCTTGGGCTGGACGCTGCAGTACACCGGCACGGTCACGTCATAGTGTTCGACGATGCGGTCGGCGATCTCGGTGGCCATGCTGCCGACGAACGACATGGCCTGCAAGCCGCCATTGAGCACGTCGTCGTAGGCGTCCTGGAGCATGCTTCGGATCAGCGCCCGATCGTGCCCCGAGGTCGCACCCGGACCACCACCGGCCGCTGCCGAGGGCGCCTCTTCGTGGATGCTGCCGAGCATCAGGCCCATGAGCTCGTCGACGTCTTTGTTCGTGCCAGGATGCGTCGCCGGGATCGGCGTACCAGCCACGTACTGCGCCTTCATCGGCTGGATGTCGATCTCGCGCGGCCGCCCGTTCTCCATCACCAGGTCGGGTGACACGTCGGCATTGGCCGGAATGAACCAGCCGCCGAACGCGTGCTGCCAGGTGTGGGCGAGCTTGGCCGTGGCCAGGTTGTTCATGCCCTGGAACACGCTCAGGAAGGGCCACAGGAACGGCACGGCGCGGCGGTCGGGGTCCGTCTCGCTGGCAAAGTTGCAGCCCCACACCCACGTGCCACAGAGTCGGCTGATGCCGAAGTCGGCGGCCAGGTCGACCGCGGCCAGGTTCGTCTCGCCGCCAGCATTGACGCGGTGCGCCAGCGTGATGTTGCTGCCATCGGTGGCCGGCGCGGTCACACCCTGGCCGATGTAGTAGACGACACTGCCCGGTCGCCACAGCTCGTACAGCGTGAACTTGGGGTACGTGCCGCGCGACTGGCTCATGTAGTCCGGGTCATAGCCCGGTCCGATGTGGCCATCATCGCCGAAGCGCCAGCGATACCCACGTGCCTCGAGTTCCTCCTGGGCGTACTGGGAGCGCACGAGCAGGCCGTCGAGGCGATGACCGGGCCCGAGGATGGGCAGGCACTGGTCGATGCCAATCACCCTGATGCACATCGGCACCTGGCGCGCCTTCCAGTCGAGCAGATAGTCCTCGTACTCCGAGGCGGACTGCTTGACGCTCTGCTTTTTGAACTGCGGGTACACGCTGCCGGCGTCGTCGACGAAGCTGGGCATGTTCTCCCAGCCACCTGAGGCGGGAAAGCACAGCACCGCCGCACTGCCCTGGTTGAAGAGCATGTCCATGAGTGGTCGCCAGAACTGGCCGTGCTGCTCTTCGATGGCCGTGACCGCGGAGTTGGCCCACACCTCGAGGTCGGACGCATTCGTCCGCGCGCTGACGCTCTTGCCCATCGGGTCGCGGCGCAGTCTGGGTCGCTTTCCGCTGAGCATCTGCACGGCGTGCAATGGCACCGTGACGGCATACGGCAGCTTGATGGCCAGGTTACCGGCGACCTGGGCGAAGTCCTTTGGGACGACCGGGTCCCAGCGGTTGTTCAGCCAGTCGCGACAGTCACGCACGCGGAGTCGCGACGTCTGCCACTCGTTGTACTTACTCCACCACATGGTGGCGAGTTGGCCAGGCGTGGGGACGTCGCGATCGCGGACCACCTATTCGGCCGATTTGCTCGATGTGGTGGTGCGTGCCGCGCCGCTCGGTGGCGCGCTGGTCGCCTCGGCTTCGGCTGCCGCGGCTGCTTCGGCTTCTAAAACTTCGTCCTCCGTCGCGGCGCGCACGGCCCACATGCCGCGGACCGCGTCCCATTCGACGTGCAGTGGCGGATCGGCACCGAGCATGGCTTCGGCACCAGCTTCGTCGAGACCCGGCACCTCGGTGTAGACGGTCGCGCTATCAGAGGCTTCGAGTTGCGCGGCCAGGATGGCGGCCTCGCCGGCCAGGTCGCGGGTAGATGCAGTCGGCATGCGCTCAGTCTACGCCCAGGTGTCTACGCCCCGATCCAGCCACTCGTGAATGCGATGCGACCACTCGGCGAATACCCCCTCCGGGTGCTCCATACGCACCACCGTCTCGTCATCGACGAAGAGCAATGCCTCTTCGTTGTCGCCGTGGCGGAATACCTCGCGCAGGTTTCGGACGTCGTACCAACGATGGATCGTGCAGCCCTGCTCCCGACACGGGCAGTCCGGAAACTCGACCCGCCCCACCGTAGACACACAGTCGTCAAGCGTCATGGCTCGAGCGGACTCCGCCATGCATCGTGCCCGTTCTTGCCGCCGACGAGCACGCCGTGGTGCTTGATGCGCGTCGGCTGGCTGAGCAGGATATCCAGGGCGCGCAACGACTCGAGCTTGCCGAACTTGTACCAGGCCAGTGCAATCGCGCAGACGCCGTCATCGTGCATGCCCTCTGGCGCGCCATAGTGCACGCCGGTTCTGGAGTACTGATACTCGAACGACTCGAGCTCCACGCTGAGCGGGCCCTCCGGGAAGCCTACGGCGTGCTGCTGAATCGCCACGGCGAGACCCTCCATGAGCTGCTGCTTGCTGCGCTGCGAGAACACGTAGCCCTCGACGTTGCGGTGGGCGGCATTCAGGGCCTGGTCGATGGGTCCGCCTGGTCCGGTGGAGTCCACCGCGGCCGGTAGTCTGCCAACCAGATCCTTCACGCGTCGGAGTGTGACTTCCCAGTACTCCGGATGTGAACTCGAGTCACCTTCGGCTCCAGCAGTACCGGGATAGCGCGACTGATTCCAGCGCTCACTCCGACACACCGCGGCGTGGTCGCACAACGCGATACCCCAGGTCCAGTCGTTCGCGCGGGCTAAATCCCAGCCCCAGCACACCGGGTCGCACTCCAGGTGCAACGGCTCCAGACAGGCGCGGATGGCGGCGATGCCGAACGGGTTGCCCTCGTCGTCGGACGGCTCAGCCTCGTACAGCTCGCGGAACACGTTTTCGGGCAATTGCGAGCGCGCGTCGGCGACTTCCGCGGCATCCAGCACGCCGGCCTGGATAGCGTCGTAGGCGGTGATCTTTGCGTAGTGCATGTCGGCGTACTCGCCAGATTCAGCACGCCTTGCGAGGTGGTACGCCCAGTTGCGGCGGCCCTTGACGTTGCCGATGATGCGCACCGGGCCGCGCGTCGCGGTCAGCGTCGTGCGGATGGCGTGCCAGGCGTCCTCCTTGACGCGGGTGGCCTCGTCGATGACCGCGGCGTGCACGTCCTCGCCGTACAGGCTGTCGGGGTTGTCGGCGCCCTTGAAACGCAACACCGCGCCGTTGGCCAGGGTGATGCTGCACTCCGATTCGTTGGTGGTGAACGTGCCCTGCGTCAGGCCGCGTTTGAGGCGGCGGAACACGATGCGCGCCTGCTCGTATATGGGCGCGATCCACCAGAACTCGAATCCGCGTTTGCCCAGCCAGGCCTGCTCGGCGAGCCACACCATGCAGCCGACCGTTTTGCCCGATTTCGTGCTGGCTTCGATCACCGAGTAGCGCGCGGATGAGTAAATCGCCTCGAGCTGCTTGGGGTACAGCGCGGGGCGATGCCACTCGCCGTTACTGGGCGTCGTCGAGGCTGAGCGTGGTCGTACCGTTGGCATTTAAGGGTTCGTTGCGGTCGAATGCAAGCGTGATGTGCATGGTCTGAGCAGCGACGTCCGGCTGGGCGTCGGCAGCGCGGTAGCCGGCGCGATCCAAAACGTCCTTGATGGCACTCAAGCGCACGGAGTCGGAGTCCGCTTTGTTGATCAACTCCTGGAGTCCGGTAATGGCCGGATGCACCAGTGCTTTGAGCCGTTCCTCCGCATTGGCTACTGCTTGCGGTGACTTCGAGCCATGCAGGAAGCACACGCGCTGCCCGGGCGTCGCCCAGTGGCCACACACTCCGCCCTGCCGATTGTGAGCCGTGCAGCGTAACGACTGCACCATGGGGTTGCGACTCACCATGAGGTCAGACCTCACCCAGCCGGTACCAGCCATACCGATAGCGGTTCTCAATACGCCAGTGCGTCGGCTCGAGCTTGTGGCGGATACGCGAGAGGTGGACGCGCAGCGTATGCGCTTCGCAGTCCAGGAGCTGCTGGTCGCGGTACTCGTCGCGCCACACATCGCGAATGATGGCCGTGTTGCGGAACCACTCGCCCGGGGCAGTGCTCAACACGCGAACGATGCGCATCTCGACTGGCGTCAGGGTGAGTTCCTGCTCGAGCCACTCGGCCAGCGTGGTCAGCACGACTTGACCTCGGTTTGCTGCTCGAGATCCTGGAGCCGCTGGTGCATGGCGGCGAACTGGGCGGCGACGTCGGGCGGCGGCGGCTCGGGCTCACTGTCGCGGCGAAGCTTACTGCCGAGATTGCCCGGGGACGCCGAGGGGTTGACTTTGTGTTTCTCCGCGGTGTGGTCGATGTACTGGCCTGAGAACGGCAGGCGACACTGCGGGCAGATGGCCATGCCGGGACGCAGCGTCTGGGGCGGACTCTCGTCGTCCTGGTGCGGCGTGGCGTCGGCGTGGGGCGCAGCCCCATTAGCGCCAGACGCCTCGTGAGCCGCGGTCTGTGCAGAGAGGGGGTTTAGGGGTACGGTACGGTCCGGTAGGTCCGGTACGGTAGCCCCTGCACGTGCGTCGTTTGTGCGTTGCACGTTCGCTGCACGTGCGTCCTGCATGCGCTGTTTGTTCGCTGCACGTTTTTGAATCATGCGACCCGCGTAGTCATACCAGTCGTGGAGCACGTACCCGTCTTCCGTCTGGTCTAAAAAGCCTGCCGTCCGCAACGCTTCGACGAATCGATTCGCGTCGCGCAGTGGCCAGCCTGCGGCCGCAGCCAGCGCCTCCGGAGGTGCATGCCCGACCATGCCCGAGCTGTCGGCGTTATCCAGACCCCACCACCACAACTCGTGCAGGTGACCGATCAATTTGTGCCGATCGACCCTGAGCAGGGCTACCGCTTCCAGCGTCTTGCGATGGCGCGCCAGTGATTGATGCGACTCGATCCACGGCATCACGAACTACACCGAAACATCGAAAACGTTACCTGAGGCCTTCCTTGGCCTTCTGTCGCGCCACCTCGGCGTTCTCGAAGTCGTAGCGCGCGATGCGGTCGGCCAACTCCAGGTTGGCGGCTTCGACCACGTCCTCCGCCATCCCGAGCTTGAGTGGATCCATCCCGGCGATGTTGCGCTTGCGACACTCCGCGATGAGTTCGCGGTTGCGACGGTACTTGTCCGCCATTGGTGAATCGGACGGTGGCGACGACGTCGCGGGGGGAGTCGTCGCCACCGCACTCGAGCGCTCAGGGCCGGTGAGCTCCTGAGCCGGTGATTGCGCGTCTATGACTTCGCCGGTCTCGTGGTCGACCGTGCGTTGGGGAAGCTCGTATGCGGAGTGGTCCTCGTCGGCCCCAAAAATCTCGGTGTAGCGCTGCGCCTGCTGGGCTTGCTGCTCGCGCCACTCCTGGTCGATGGCAGCCAACTCCAGGTCGTTCGTCTCCAGTGAGAACTGGCGTTTGAGCGCGAGCGCCTCGGCCGCTTTGGCGAGCATATGCGACGGCATGCTGGCCCAGAACGACGACAGCACGCGGTTGCCCCTTGAGTCCTTGGCGTACTGCGCGCACTCGCGCCAGGTCGCCACGCTCCACGTCGGCTCATGAAATCCGCGCTGGCGGATGCCCACGCGGGCAGCGGCCGGCGGATCACTCGCCAGCCACACATCGAGCCACGCGGAGCCGTCAGCCGTCCACTGCGGACCAACCTGCTGGAACGCTTTGCGCGAGCGCTGGGCGATCAATCGCAGCCCGTCGATGGAGATCTGGGGCGTCATCACCTCTCTGCTGAGCTTTGAGTCGTAACGTTTGATGAAGTAGATCTGCGCGGGCTTGGCCAGTGGGTCCAGGCGCGTGCGCTGGCACAGCATGGCGATGTGCTCGAGTTCGGCGTCGCTCATCGGCTCCTTCCAGCCACGCGCGAGCTGCTCCTTGAGCACGGCGATGCGGTCGTCGTCGCCAAAGACCGATCGCACCAGGCCGACGGGCTCAGCGCGAGCCAACGATTGGGTCATACTTTTAGCAGTCCTCCACGCCTTTCCAGTAACGACGGATGTTGTTTCGATCGCCGCGCTTTCTCGGGCCGGGCTGGTACGCCTCGCCATCGGGCAGCAATAGCGTGTTCAGCGTGTCCATGCTGATACTCGCCAGGTCGCACACCGAACGCACACCATTGACGTGCTTCACCGATAGAAAAGCGCCGTTATGCGTCGTGCCAAAGCGGGCCAGGTCCGGCTCGAGCTCGACCAGCAGAAAGCGGCCCATCAGGCCACGTCCCCGGCGCACAGCACACCGCACCCGTCGAAGTCCATCTCGAGTTGGCCGCGGTCCTGCTCGGTGCGCAGGTCTACGTCTGCGAGCGGGATGCCTTCGCGGTGAACAAAGACTTCTTGCAGGCGGGTGCGGTCCCGCACCCGCCTGATCCGCTCGTCGAAGTCCACGGCGTCAGCCCAGGATGTCTTATCCGCCTGGATGTCTCGCCACTCAGCCGCCGTGCGTAGCGGACACGCGATGCACGATGACTTCCGCGGCACCGGGTACTCACGCGCCTGCAGCCAGGCGACGCAATCGGCGCGCGTCATGCGCTGCTCAATGAGCGGGTAGACGTTGGTGATGTACTTCACGTCCGAGTCGCGGATGCGTTCGTACTCGTCGAGGCTGATGCCGACGAGTTGCTGAATGGGCTTGCCGCCGCTCAACTCGCGCGCCTTCCGCCGAATTGGGCGGATTTTGTAGTTGCGCGTGCATTGTCGTTTGAGCTTTTCGACCCCATCTGGGCCGACCGAATACAGCGGCATCCACGAGGCGGTCTTGTTGGCGAGGGCGTCGGCTCGCAGGTCGCCGGCACTCACCCGATAGACGGGGATGCCAGCGGCTTTCGCCACATCCTCCAGGTGCCCCAGGTGCTCATACACCCACCACGGCTCCCAGCCCGTGTCGGCGAAGATGGCCGCGTCGATACGCTCCTGGCCCTCACAGGCCATCAGCAGCAGCGTGGATGATTGGACGCCGGCACCGAGGCTCAACACGCGCATCAACGGAGTCCCAATCGCCGGCTGCACGACGGCCACGCGCCCCAGCCCTGTGTCGCCAGGGTCCGCTCAGCGATGGCAATCTGCTGCTCGCGCGTGGCCAGGTCGGCGCGCGGAGCGAACATGGCGCCGCCGTGGCGCAGCCATGTGCCGTAGTCGAATTGCAAGCCGCCGAAGTAGCCATTGCCGGTAGCCACCTGCCAGCGACTGTTCGACTCGCACGCGGCCAGACGGTCCCACACCGGTCGAACCGCGGGCACTGGCTGCACATCGGGGGCCGCATCTGGCGCGGGGTACTCGAGCGGACCCGACTCGTCTGCCGCGTGGATGCCCATGGCCGCCGCACCCACCACCCCGACGACAACCCCAAACACAACACCCACCACGAAGCGCGCCATCAGGCCGCCTCACCGAGCGGGAAACCTAGTTGTACAGCTTCAGTTCCAATCGAATCGAGCACACGCCCACGCCAGTCGAGTGCGTAATGCATGTGGTTGGCACACGGTACTGAGGGCTCACCACAGTGAACACCACGCTTCATAGCCTCATAACTCCACGCCATGCTGTCAGACGACTCGAGGAACGTATCCAGCGAACGCAGAGCCGTCGTCTTGAGCCCGAAGCCGTGCAGACGTATGCCGCGCCGTGAAAACTCGACGAGCAGGTCGATCGCGCCGCGGGTCCCCTGGCGTCGACAGACGCTGCCGATTCCGACGATGGGCAGATCGCTGAGTCGGATGCCGGCACGCTCGTACATGTCGGCATGGCGCAGGTAATCAGTTGTTAGCCAACCCTGCAGTACAGGGCACCAGGGCAGGTCGGGTGCGCGGAGTCGCAGTTCCAGATAGCTGACCACTGAGTGATACTGGTGCTCGCGGATATCCTGGCCCGTCTTCTTGGTGATCCACGGCTCGCACATCCAGTCCTGGGCCGCAGCCCAGGAGAGTTGCCCGACTTCGTCCGCATACCGCGTCACGGCGGCAACATAGGACTTCGGTGTTGTCTGCCACGATCCGAACATGCTCAGTTCGGAATAGCCACCCGAATCGAGGACCCATGGCGCAGACGCGCGTGGCAGCGATTTGCGGCGGCCAAGCGTGCGGTGCGACACCATCAGTGGCACGTCAGTCTGGCCCAGCCAGTTGGGTCGATGAGTCCCTAACCAAAATTTCACCGGTTTGAGACACCGACTGCACAGCAGGACTTCATAATTCGACTACATGTCATGGGTTCACAATCCGCTTTGCCGTTGCGGACACAGACTCGATAACCACGCGTGGAACGATCCAGAAGATATCGATGAAGAACCGGTCGGTCGTTGTGGCTGGAAAGATTGCACCTGCGAAACGACTGCCGAAGCATCTGATCCAGAACATCACGGCGCCCGTTCCACGTAGCGGTATCCGCCGCGGCCATCAGAACACAGCGTGCCGAAATATTGCTTGCCGCAACTCTCAGCAGCTGCCGTGGCAATCGGCGCGATCTCTTCTGGACTGGCGTAGCGCGGCACAAACCCCGCCGCCGGTGTCGCGGTCGGCGAGGCTGGCAGGATTGCGCTCACCAGCGAGCAGCCGGACGCCAGCACCACCAACCCGAACACCACGACAAAGCGCGCCATTTCAGAACGGTTCCTCGTCGTCGTTGTCGCCGCGGGCGTTGTCGCGCAACCCAGCCGCCAGCTCGTACTCGGCCGACTCACGTGCTCGCGCCTCACGCTCGGGCGCTTCCAACTCGCGTTTCGCGGCGGCGGCCACGCTGTACGAGGCAGACTTGGCGAGCTGCTCGAGCACCATCCTGCGCAGGAACTCGCCAGCCGAGCCGAACCCTTCGGTCGGGTCCGAATCCTCGTCGTCATTGATCCACGACCACGACAGCGAGTAGCCCTCGCTTCCGAAATTCCCATCACTGAATTTCCGCTCGTAGTGCGCCGTGAATTCAGCCATCACGTCCTCCGCGCCAGGATGTGCGTAATCAGGCCAGAGTCCAGGTCGCGCGGCGTCCAGACGTACACCTCGAGGCCAGGCACCTGGCGCAACACTTCGTTGATGCGTCGCTGCTCGCCCTTGAGCTCGCGGTCGCTTTCATGCACCTTGAGCTCCGCGCGGATGTGTCGCTGCCCTCGCACCAATTCCAGGTCGGGCCAACCGGGCGTCGAGCGCCGCGAGTCGTGCTCGTGGTGGTAGTCCCAGCCGTACAGGCGGGCAAAGCTCACTACTTTCTGTAAAAAGTGCTCCTCGGGGTTTTCGCGGGTGCGCCTGATGGCCATCGGCACGCGCGCCGCGGGGAAACTCAGGCCGTGGACCACGAGCGCTGGTTGGCGTGTCCTCATGCCATCGCCCTTCTGACGGCTCGAGCAATGGCGCGGCCCATCGGCAGTGGCACACCGTTGGCGACAGCCTTGAGCTTGGCGTCCTTGCGGAACGGCATGTGCTCGGTGAAGTCGCGCGGCAAGCCCTGGAGCTCACACGCGTCCTCCAGCCCGTACACGTACTGCTTGGAGTTCTCGCCGCCGTGGCCGGCGCTGACAGCGCCGGCCACCCAGGGTGGCCGGCCAGCGTGTCTCGCCGTCACCGCGAACGAGCGCTTTTCCTCGCCGTTGGACAGGTACCGATTCGGTACCTGTCGGTTGTCTCCGAGCACGGCGTGACGCCCCCGCATCACACCGCCGCCATCGCTACTGGTGACACCAGTAGCGATGGTCTGGTGCTCGAACAGCGCCACGTCCCACGGCAATCCTCGGCCGTCAGTGGTGCCGAACGAAATGCGTCGCTGACGATGCTGCTCGGCGCCCAGGACTCCCTCGTCAATGAACCACCGGTTGTTGATGACCTGGTGGACAACTGCGTAGCGCTCGACGACGGGCTCGGGCGCCGCCGGCACGTTCTCCATCAAGAACCACCTCGGCTCGGCTTCACCAATGCAGCGCTCGAACTCCGGGATCAGGTTGCCGAACTTCGGCTCGTAGCCGTTGTGGCGCACCATGATCGACAGACGGCTGAACATCTGGCACGGAGGCCCACCGATGACGCCGTCGAAGACACCCGACGGCGGATGGAAGCGACGGATGTCGCCGCCCCACAGCACGTCAGGCCCACGTACGACGGTGAAGCCCTCCTCCTCAAAGGCGCGATCAAGCAGTCCGATGCCAGGAAACAGGCTCAGCACGAGCATCAGCGCAGCACCACCCACAGGAACATGACCATGCACGCCAGCGACAGCGCGCACGCGATGTAGACCCCGAGCTTTGGCCGCCACACGGGCGTATCCATCAGCCGTTGCGTCCCTTCGAGAACTGGGCGCGCGCGGCGTCGCGCTCGGGGCACGTCGACCAGTGCGTGATGCTCGTGCGTTCGACACCGTGGTCCAGGTGCACATCGAACGGATTGCGCTTTTTGCGCGCGGTCAGGCCCCACCAGATGGGCGAACCGCAGAAGTTGCACGACGCCACCGGCGCCTTGTCGTCGATGGCGATGCCGCGGAGTTCCACAGGCTCGAAGCTCACGTCGGCACGCTCTCATCGACCTGCTCGTCGTGCCAGTAGGCCGAGGCCTCTTCCATCTCACGCTCGATGTCGCGTTCGATATCGACGTCGCGGTACAGGTTGGCCAGCTCCTCGAGCCGCTGCACGATCTGGCTCAGGTTCAGCCCGAGCTGCGCATTGCGACGGATGGCGTCCCATGAGCCAGCCTTCCACGCTGCGGCCCACACGCTGGCGGGGTCTTCCGCCTCAGCGGGATGCAGCCGTTTCCAGCTGAACCAGCGACTGCGCGGGTCGGCGTCGACTGCGCTCACGCGACGGTGGCCTTCCTCCGCGCGCGTCGCTGCCACTGCCGATCGACGTGCGACTCGAGCACGATCAGCGCGTAGGCGCGCGGGTCACGACGGTCGTCAGTTGCTAGATCGAACAGTTTGCGCCAGCGGTCCTCGTCAAGTTCGAGATCGACTGCGACCAGGCGCACGCCGCGGTGCGCCTTTGAGCCGTGCGGGGTGGCTTGATCCAGAGTCATCCCCGCCACTGTGCACCCGCCCGGCAGCAACTAAAAAGCCAAGTTAATCAGGAACTTCGAGATTCATTAACCCCTGGGCACTGCCAGGGCGAGGCTCCTTCTGCTACCGTAGGCAACACCTAGTTATGCAGGAGTACGCCGCTACACAGCCTGTTCGTCTAATGTCTCACCCACGATCATCTGGTGAGGTGTTAGTGCCCAGTTTGAGATACCATCGCGGGCGTTTCGCCCTCAGCCAGGATGACCTCGCCGAAAAGGCCGGCGTCGGCCGTACCACCGTCGCCCGCGGCGAGCGCGGCTTGCCCATCCGCCCATCGAGCGTCAGGAAGCTTGCGCACGCCCTGCGCGTCTCTGCCGAAGCCCTGCAGCAACAGCCGCCCCAGTAATCCTGCCGGCAGATATAACGGCAACCCGAAGGCAACCCGTTATCATCCTGAAGGCATACGTTGCGGCAAGTTCACCAATAAGTTACGGATTGTCTTCCCTTTTTACTTTCGGTTAGTCTGCCGCACACTGCCCAGCATCCAGAGACAAGCGACGGGGACGAGGGCATCATCGTCAGAGTAGACCGCCCGCTGCCTCACGCCAGAAGGGGCGGGAGGGGTTTGACACGTGACAGCAGAGCGCAGGTGGAATCACGCGGCAGCTGGTCGTCGACCAGGATTTGGCCTGACCGCAGTCGAATTGCTCGAGAAGGCTGAGCAGTACGAACGGTCGACGCGTGAACCGACGCAGGAGGCGTTCCTGCGTACCGCCCAGATTCGCACCAAGCGGACCGAAGACGGCCATACGCTGTCGGTCCACCAGTTGCGCACCTGGCGCAAGGGCTACGGCCTGCCGTACCCGCTGGTGCCCGCGAGCGACGACCAGCGACGGCCGATCCTGGTCTATCTGATCGACGCCGACGATCGCACCCTGCTGTGGATCTCGGCCAACGTTCGAGAAGTCCTGGACTACGAGCCGTGGGAGTTGATCGGCCGACTGGGTATCGAGGCGCTGTCGCCTGGCCATGACGCGCGGCGGGAGTATCCGCAACTGTGCGCCGAGTTCACCGCTCTGCGTGATGGTGGACTCGAGTCCAGCGCGCCGCCACCGGCCTACATCGTCCACCGCAATGGCAGCGACATCCCGGTGCAGATCCAGGGGGCCTATGGCGCACGCAACCACGCGTTCTACGTCCAGGCCACCGTCCTGGCCTGCGCTGCAGATACACGGCAAAACCCGCTGTTCAATGTCGAGCCGTACATCTTCCAACCGCTCAGCACCAAGCACTCCGTGCCGAGGGGCACGCTCGAGCAGTTGGAACGCTACATCGACGCGCTGGTCGTCAATCGAACTTCCTGATTTAGCACCCTTTTTAGTTGCCGTGGCTCGGCCGCAGACTGGCTCGCATGGCCGAGCCAGCGCGCAAACCCAGGCGACGCGCCGATGACAACTACCGTCTGCGCATCGAGAGCGTCACCTACCTGGGCGATGACGCCGCCGCGGCGCAGGCAATCGAAAACTTCCTGCGGCTAAGCCGGTCGCGCGATCGGCAGCGAGCGAAGCAACTGGAGACTGACGGGCGACACGACAGCGCTTGAATTGTCGCGCCAAAGATGCTGGTAGTGCTGCTGGTTGTTTTCGCGTGACGCCGGCGCCGAGAACACGAAGACCATGCGCACGGCGCCATCGGCCGACAGGTACATCTCCTGGAGAGTCTCCTGCACCATTGTGCGCAGTTCGACACGGTCGCCGTCGGCGCGTGCTCGGGGCCAGCGCTCGCGTAGTTCATGCAAGCGGCCAACCGAGCTGAGCAGGCGAGTCTCGATGACGCCGCCCAGCGCGTGCTCGGCCTCGAGCATCTCCAGTTCGTGGCGTACGGCGGTTGCCTCTTCGGCTGCGGTATCCATCTCGTGCAGGTAGTCCTCCTGGCTCAACTTACCGCGACGTACGAGCGCTAGTAGTGTGGCCTTGCCCCGTTCGTACTCGGCTAGGCGGACGCGCAGTGCCTTCACGCGCTCGTCGCTGTCGACGCTGAAGCCGTGCCGCTCGCGGGCCTGGGTGCGCAGGATCTCGAGGGCAGCGTCGGGGTTGGCGACGAACTCGTCGATCGCCTCTAGCACGAAGTCCTCGAGCGCGGCGCCGTCGTGATTGCGTCGGGCATGGCACTCATCAGGACCACGCCGGCCCCGCGGCGACCGGGCCGATGAGCAGACGTAGTACAGGCTGTCGCGGTCGCGCTTGTAGTTGCCGAGCATGCGGCGGCCGCACTCCGAGCAGAACAGCTTGCCCGACAGCAGGTACACGTAGCCGTCGTTCTGGCCGGCGTTGAACTTGCTCACCCGTCCGCTGACGTTGGCATTGGCGCGCTCCCACACCGCGCGGCCGACCAGGGCCTCGACTTCCTGGCGCAGGATGGCACCCGAGTAGTTCAACTCGCGCTCGCCGTAGTAGGTCGGCGAGTGGATCAGGTCCTGCATGCGTGCAGAGTTCCATTGCTGGGCGACGCGCTCGCGCTCGGCTCCGTCGCGGCGGATAAAGCGCGTGGTCGACGGCACGCCATTGGCCCTGAGCCAGACGGTCAGCGACGCGGCGCTCTCGCCCGCGGCGGCACGCTCGAAGATCAGGCGGACCATGTCGGCTTCGGTGCAGCCCAACTGGGGGACCGCGCGCTCGGACGGCACCAGTCGATTGTCCTGAAGGTCGTAGCCGATGGGCACCGGGCCATTGATGAACTTGCCGTCGCGCGCGCTGCGGTCGCGTCCGAGGGTGAAGCGCTCGATGATCGTTTCGCGTTCCAGCTCGGCGATCGAGCCAAGGAGCTGGAAGACGAACTGGCCAATCGGGGTGCGCGTATCGAACGGCTCGGTGGCGCTCAGGATGGCGACGTTGTAGCGCTCGAACTCCTCGTGGATATCCAGCAGCACGCCCAGGCGTCGGCCAAGGCGGTCGAGGCGGTACGAGATGACGACGTCGACGCCGTGGGCGCGCACCAGGTCCAGCAAGCGCTTGCCCTCGGGCCGGTCGTCGATTGCCAGCGCGCCACTGTAGCCATCGTCGACGAACTGCCCGACGAACTGCATCGGCTCAAGCGAGTCGCTATCGAAGTTGGCCTGGTATTTCTTCTGCAGGAAGTCGACCTGGTTCCTGGCCGTGGCGCGCTCGGTCTGCTCCTCGCTCGAGACGCGAACGTAGAAGGCAACGCGGGTGGGGACACCTGCCGCGGCCAGCTCGCGGGACGTAGCTCGGCGACTGCGACGGCGCTTGTCGATTACAGTGGTCATTGCAGGTCAGTCCTTTCAACCCTTCGATCTGCCACTGCCCCGGCTGTATGACTCTGCAGCGCGGGGCAACTCTTTTTTACTCGCCCTGGTCAGTGGTGAGCTGCTCGGGCTTGACGCCTAGCGCTTTCGCCAGTTTGCGGATGGTGCTTGGCCACGCGGGACGTCCGTCGTTCTCGATGTGAATGACGGACACGCGGCTGATGCCCGCGCGCTCGGCGAGGTCGGCTTGAGAAAGGGCCTTACGCAACCGCAGACGGCGAACCCGCTGCCCGAATGAATCAGTAGTGCTTGTCATATAGTCGAGTATAGTTGCGCGCATGTATCGCGTCCACTATACTTAGGACGTGACCAAAAGAGAGCAGGCCAGCGCTACGAACGCCGACCTGCTCGTGGCCAACACCTGGCGAAAGGTGCCAACCATGACCACCCTACTCCTCCCATCCACCGACCCGCGCGGCCCCAAGGCCGTCGAACTGGCCACCGACGCTGGCCAATGGATCAAGTGCCGCACCGCTGACGGCCGCAAGGCCTACGGCATTCGCGCCAGCAAAGGTGACCACTACTACCTCGTCACCCGCACCTCCTGCACCTGCTACGACGCGCAGCGCCACACCTGCAAGCACATGCTCGCGGTGCAGCTCCACTGCCAGCACGTCGCCGACGAGCAGGCCGCGGCGAAGTACGACGACATCTTCGCCCGCTTCGACGACGACCCCGCGCCGCTCGCGCGCATCCTCAGCGCCGGTCGCGCGCTGCGCCACGGCGTCATCCCCGCCGCCCAGATCGAGCGGGAGGACTGATGAGCCTGGCCGTCAGCCCGTCCAGCGCCTTCTGGGCATGGAAGCACTACCACCCGCGCGAGTCGGAAGACCCGTCGGCCATCTGGGGCGCCGCCTGGCGCGCCGGCGGCCGCGCGGCCATGCAGGACTCGTCCCGTCTGATCGAGCTCGTGCCGCTGCTACGCGACCTGCTCCTGCTGCTCGAGGACGGCACCGTCGAGGATATGGTCCGCGCCAGCGACCGCCGCCCAGCGCCCGTGTGGGACGAAGACGAATGTCAGGTGTCGTGGTGATTACGCGCATCGTTATCACCGTCTCCGTCGCACCTGAGACGAGCACGAACATGTCGCTGGTCGAGTGGGACCGACTCGAGCAGTGGATCGTCGCCCACTTCTGGGCCCGCTTTGGCCTGAGAGTGACCGAGGTGAGCGGCGATGTCGACGACTAACGGTCGGGTGCCCACCCAGCAGGTCGAAGGCACCGTCGAAGCCACCAACCGCACCGGCATCAGGATTGGCGGCGCCTGGCTGAACGTCAGTCAATTCCATCCGATCGAACTGCCAGAACAGGGCGCGCACGTGCGGCTCGAGGTCGACGCGAAGGGCTACATCAAGGATCTGGAGGTGCTCAGTGAGCACACGCCCGTGACAGCTAGTGTGTCGCGCAACGAGACCATCACCAGACTCGCGGTGCTGAAAGCCGCGGCCGAGTTTGGCGCTAGTCGTCCTGACCTGAGGAGCGGCGACGTGCTGAAAATTGCTGATAGCTGGCTCGCCTGGGTCGAAGGCGACTAGGGAGATTTAATAGTGGTTATAGCTAGCAAACCTGACGACGAGCGGCGTCAGACACTCGACCAAAAAATCCGCGATCTGCGGTTCTCGAAACGGTACGCCCTTGGCTTACCTGAAGCGATTGCCGAGCTAGATCGCCTGTACGCTGAGCGTGACGCCCTTGATCGCCAAGCCTGAGCAAGTTGCTCTTTTCGACGATCCTGCTGAACTGCCGGTCAACGTGCTGCTGGCGACTCGTCACTATCTCGGACCAGTCGATCGTGGCGATGCGTATCGCGATCAGTACGGGGTAATGGTGTTCGGCAACCCCAACTCGCGCCGACTGCCCCACGACCGATGGCTCGAGCTGCTGCGATGGTGCGTCACGGGCGAGCCGGGCTCAGGCACGCGCCAGTGGGCGCAGGCGACGCGTTGGTTGCGGAAGGAATATCCGCACATCACAACGGTCGTCAGCTACTCAGATCCGTCTGTAGGGCATAACGGCGCCCTTTATCGCGCGTCGAATTGGCGTTGGGCACCGACCTGGCATCGGCTTCGCACACCACCCACAGGTAACGGTGATTGGGGTACAGGAGCCCAGGCGGCCAAAGATCGCTGGGTGTTCCTGTTACTGCCCGATGCCGAACGCGAGGAGCTGCTCGCAGTTGAGGATGAGGCGCTAATGAAACGTATGCCTTGGGCGAGTTACACCGAGCCGCGGTGGCGCCGAGGCCATGCCGTCGGTGGCGGCGGCGATTACAAACGCTGGCTCGCAACGGTTTGAGCGACATAAGTGCCGTTAGATCGACCAAATTGTGATGCGTGAAACTCTAGTTCTGGTCGGGGTCTAGGTGCTTAAATTTCCCTCAGTGCAGCCCTTTTACGAGCAGGACGGAATCACCATTTATCACGGCGACTGCCGCGAAATCGAGGCTGCGCTTGAGTACGACGTGATTCTGACGGACCCGCCATATGGGACAGGCCAGAAGATCGCGTACGACGTGTACAAAGATACGATCCCGAACTGGCAGATGCTGGCCGACTGGCTGATAGACCGTCCGAAGCCGATGGCATTCACACTGAGTCACACACGTCTGTTCGATCTGAAACGCAAGCCGCAGTGGATCGGCTGTTGGGACAAGGTCTTTACGTCAGGGATCACTCACGTGGGCGCCTCCCCCACATGGGAGCCAATCTGCTTCTACAACCTGCCAGACGGCAGTCGCGGCAAGGGACGGTGGGATGACATCTTCCGCTACGTCGTGGCAGGTTTCCCGTTCAACGAAGCACAGATCGGGCACCCGTGCCCGAAGCCCGTTGCACTCTACCAGCGGCTGCTCAAAGTGATGCCCGACGGCGTAGTCCTCGACCCGATGATGGGCAGCGGCACCACGTTGCGAGCTGCCAAGAATTTCGGGCGCCGCGCAATCGGAATCGACGTGTCTGAGCGGTACTGCGAACTAGCTGCAAAGCGACTGATGCAGGCCGTGCTGCCGTTCGCCGCCTAGGTTTGGTAGAGATAACAGCCCTTAGCTAGGCCAAACGAGCTAGGCCACCTGGCCTACACGATGAGCCCGGCCGCCACCAGGAGCAGCGCCACGCCGAACGTGGTCGCGCCGAACGGGACCGCTCCGAACAGCACCAGCCCGCCCAGCAAAAGCACCAGCGCGCCGAGCACCTGACGCGCCCGCGGCGGCCCAGGCATCTCCACCTCGCCGTGGTCGCTCACGTCCCATTGCCATTCGAATGTTTGCGTCGTCGGATCGTCCAGCGCCACGTGATCAGGTTGATCAGGATCGAAGCCAGGCATCCCCCAAGAAAGCCCTGGATGGCCGCGGGATTGTCTTGCAGCAGCAGCAGCAGCGCCTGAATGGCAGCACCCTAGAGCAAGCGCGCCACGGCCAGAGCTCCGATCAAGCCGAAGATCACCAGGGCAGTGAACGGAAGCACGCCGAGCATGCCCAGAATGGCCAGGAGCAGCACCAGAACGGCGATGACCCAACCGATCGTGACGACAGGAGCACTTATCTGCATAACGGCCTCCTATTGCACGCCGGTGACCACGACGGCATTCCAGGCGCCCCAGGCATTCCACTCGGCCGCGTCGAGTTCATCACCGATGCCCTTCCACGTCAGCGCTGGATTGGCCAGGTTGAACTCTCTACCGTCGTAGCCACGTACGCCCATCCAGTGATATAGCCTGGCTCCGCCAAGTTGCCCGATGCCGAGCTCGCACAGATAGGCCAGATCCGCCCAGCCCACGACCTGGCGCTGCACCACATAGCCGTACGCGGAATACACCGTCTCCAGGTCCACACCGCTGGCATACGCGAGGCCGTAGTCAGGACTGACCGCGCCATAGCCGCACAGTCGACGCAGCTCTTCGACGCCGTCCCATTCATCCCATTTCTTGCCATCGGGTGCCGGCACACCCAGCGCGTTCATGACCCAGGCCAGACTGGCACACGAGCACGTCCAGCTCGCTGACTGCCGTACCGCGGGCTCGTTGCGATTGAACGTGAACGAGGGCGGCGCAGGTTCAGGCCACGGCGCCGGTGTCCACTTCCTGGACGGGCTGTAGAGCGCCGCGACGTTGGTCATGCTCAGACCAGGCGCGCCCCATCGGTCGGATTCCATGCGATGACGGCAGAACTAGAGAACCCCTGTTGCACCTCCGTGTCAGACACCGAAATCTCCGGCGTCACCGGGACACCGAGAAAGTTTCCCTCGTCGCGGTAGTTGCGCCACAGGCGATAGATCGCTGCGTCGGTGTTGAGCACCAGGTCGGGTACTGCGGTCCGCCACACCACATCGTCAATCATCGACACCAGGTCACACCCACAGACCTGTCAGGCGGTTGATGAAGGTCATATCCACGGTGTCAAGCGTGGCATCGAGTGTCGAGAATGCCGACTTGATGAGCGTCTCATCCTCAGTCGACATCAGGTACGGCTCAGCCTTCAGATCCGTGGCCAGCAGCCAATCCTGGAAATGGCCAACGCCTTCCTTGGTGTCAGTGAAGGCACGCAGCACGCTGCCGACCTGGGTATTGAGCACGTCCGCATTCGTGGGTGACAGTCCAACGGTCATAGAAGTCCTTTCTCGGGTTAGCGACGCAGCCCGATCACGGTCATCCGCAGATACTCGGTCGCGGGCGCCGATGAACAGCGCAGGTACGCGCCATTAGCCAGAGCAACGCTCGAATAGATCACCGGTGCGACCTGAAAGCTCGTCCCAGGCAGCGCGCTGTTAGGAATGAACACGGTCGCCGCTACCGAGATGTTGGCAGTACCCCAACTGCTCAAATAGTTAAAGCGCGCCATGCGCTGGTAGGTGCCCGAGTTCTGCAATTGCAAATCCCAGCCAAGCACCGCGTTGGTGCCCGAGACGATGACGAATGCTGCCTCGATCAGCACCAGCGCATCGCCGTCGCTGTCATCCAACGTCACCACGGGCGCGCTGATGACCGACGTGAGCGGGGAAGTGAGCGCGCTGTTGGTCAGCAGGTCCGTGGTCTGGGCCACGTCGTAGACCGCGTGCGTCACGGCATGCGCCGCGATCTTCGCGCGCGTCACGCTGCTGTCAGCGATGTCGGCCGTGGCGATGGTGCCATCGGCAATCATCGACGACGTGACCGAACCCACCGGCAGATGGACTGGCGAGCCTAAGGTCACACCCGTCGCATCGGCCGAAATCAGCGTCGTCCCGTCGGCCTTCAGCACGCTCAGCGCACGCGAGTTGACGGGGTCGTCGTTCTGCACCGTCAGCGCATAGTTATTCGGATCATTCAGGCTTACCAGCGCGATGGGCACCCCTTTGTTCGGCGTGCCCTTCAGCGCATCGACAATCTGCTGTACCTGGACGGCCTGCGCCTGCGAGCCGGCCAGCACGTCGTTCAGCGTCGGCATTTTCTCAAGTCCTCCTCCTCAGCCAGTCGTCCAGATACGGCCAGCGTCCCAGCGCGTTCCATCGTCCCAGAACCAGGGCGCCGTCGACAGCGAGCCAGGCCCCGGCGGCAGCAGTTTCACCCGCAGCGTGACCACCATCACGGGCTCAGCCGTGCCCTTGCCCGACTCGCCGCGCAGGTACAGCAACTGGCGGTCGAGCGGCGGCAACACGAGCGCGTCGTACGTTTCGCCGAACTCGTCGCGTAGCGTGCACATATCGCCCGTTTGCAACTGTTGTAAGCCGCGGAACTCGTCGATCGCGCGGGTGATGTCGCGGCCACCGAAGCGGTCGGCATTGCCCTCGCCGAGCAGCAGTTGGTAGGTCCGCACCGGGCGCACCGCGACGCGAATCTGGGCCCGAGGCATGAGTACCCGCAAGATGCTGGGCACCGTCGACGGGTTCGCGCCGTCCAGACGGAAGCCGATGCGTCGGCCGTCGTAGGGCTGCGCGACCATGAGTTGCGACTGGGGCGAGTTGTTCGCCACGCCAAGGCGGGTATACATGCCGCCTTCGGCGTTGCCGTTGACCATGATGGACGCGCCGGCGCCCAGGTTGTCGCCCTCGACGTCGACCTGCAGCAGCGTCTTGGGCGTTGCCGGATGGCCCCAGTCCTGGCCAGGCACGTAGAAGCTCCACGACTGCGCAAAGCGGTACTCGACGTCTTGCAGCGGGTTCTCGGTCCGCGGCAGCACGCACCACTGCAGTTGATAGGTGCCACCCGCGCGCAACCCTGTACCCAGCCACAACCGCGGCGGCGACGTCAGACCCGAGATGCCCAGGAAATAACACTTCTGGCCAGGCAGCACGATGATGCCGCCGTGCCACAGCATCGGCGAGGGCCCGATCGCCGAGGGTGACGGCCCGTAGCCGTAGCCGTACCCAAAGGGCGAGACACCCGCGTCGCCCTGCATGATGTCGCGGCCCCAGCAGATGTAGCAGTCGACGCCATTGTCCACGGCCACGATCTGCCACGGGCCGTAGGTGGTGCTGGCAGTAATCTTGCCGCGCACTGGCGTTTCGTTCGGCAGGCCGTGCCCTGGCGTGACCGTCACCAACCGCGAGCTGGCCGCGCCACTGACGTCTAACCGAAAGAGCCCGCTCAGGTGGCTGGAGTAAATCTGGCCGCCGCTCGAGTGGCCGGCGATGCCGTTCTCGTCGTCGAGCGCCGCGGCGAAGAATGGCATCAGGTTCGGGCCGTAGCCGGTCACGCCGTCCAGGTCGTGCAGGCCGTTGGTCTTGTTGATGTACACGTGCGTCTGGTCGCCGATCAGCCGATTGATGCCGTACGTGGTGTCACCCACTGGAATCGAAGCACCCCAGTTGGCGGGCGTGAGCGGCGCGGTCGCCACGTTGCGCACGGACGAAATGGTGTCCGAGGCGATCATCTGAAACGAGCCCACGGTCCCCAATGCGCCGGTGGTCTGGAACCACGCCTGCGCCAGCGACTTTCTCAGGACACCCGCGTTGTTGGTCCAGGAGCCGGCGCTCTTCTGCCACAACTTGTCGGGCACGCTGGTGCTGGTCGCGCCGACGCTGGTGCCCACGTACAGGCTGCCGCCGAAGGTAATCATGCTCCAGGCGTTGATGGTGGCGCCGAGGTCCTGGTCCTGGGTGACCGCGCCGTTGCCACCGGCGATCTTGTACACGTATTGTCCGGCGCCGACATACAGGTCGCCCGCGAAGTCCATGCCGCACCTGGGAAAATCCGTGGCGCCAGTCAGGGCGATGCTATTGACGAACGGGCCTGGCAGCACCAGCCTGGGAAAGCGCGCATCGGCATTGTTCGCCCAGGCGTACGTTCCGCCGAGCAGGCGCCAGGAATAAAAAGCGCCCAGGTGGAACGTGTCGAGCACGATCGGCTCCTCGGACACGTCCACGGGCTCGCCGGTGATCTGCGGGATAGCCGTCTCCTGGTCGGCCTGCAAGCCGGCCGCGGTGCCGTTCCTTCCCGCGCTGCTCGGCTGATACAGCGTGTAGTCGTGGCCGTTGATGCTCAGAGAATCCCTTAGCGGGTAGGGCATGCTTATCCAGGCGTCGTAAAGACTGGAGTGCCGTAGCCGAGGTTGTCACGCGAGCGGACGGTGAGCACCGACGGCCAGTGCTGCTTGCGCACCTTCGGATGCTCGAGCGTGAGTCGCTTCCACTGGTTCGCCGCCGCGCGCGCCTGGGCGCGCAACTGACGCGCGGTGCCCTGGTCGTCGGGCAGGCCCCACTTGCTGAGCTCGGTGTACACGTACGCCGCGCCGACGATCTCCATGCCGTTGATCGGCAGCACGGCGCGGTCGGTCTCGAGCTGCAGGCCCTCGGTCAGGCCCAGGCTGAAGCCGGTGCCGGTGTTGATCCACCACGACATCGGCACGTAGCACTGCACCAGCAGCGTGTCGCCCGTATTCAGCGTCTGGGCGATCTCGATCCCAGGGTTGTCGCCGCCCGACATCCATCGCCAGTTGATCATCAACTGGTCGTCGGCATTCACGTCGCTGTTGGCGGGACGATAGTAGACCTCGACGACCTGGTCCTCGGCCATCAGCCAGGGGGCGATGGTGCCGACGGGATACACGCGCTGGTTCTGGACCGCGGGTATCGACAGTCGCTGGATCGTCCAGCACTCGGCCAGCACCTTGTTGACGATGTCGTTCAGGCCTAACCGTCCCTCGTGTCGGACGGGCGGCAGCTTGCCGTAGAACTCGACCTGAGTACCCGACAGGGTCAGGTTGGTGTGCGCGCGCTCGACGCTGACCAGCCCCTGGCCATTCTGCAGGCCGCCGTAGACCACGCGGCGCACCTCGCCCGCGTTGGGCCCGCTCGGCTGATACTCCCAGGTGTTGCCTAGAAAGGACGGCTCGAGCTCGGTGCTCTGAAACTCGGCCACGACGAGCTGGCTGGCGTTGGTCGCGTCGGCGGTCGCCTGGGTGATGATGTTGAAACCGGCCGCGTCGGCGAGCCGATGTCGGTACTGGGTCAGGCTGAAGCCGGTGCCCTGCTGCGATTGGACCGGCCATGCCGCGGAGTACGGACCCAGACCCGAGCCGGTGTAGCGCGCGGTGCGATACCAGTCGGTCACCACGCCGCTCGAGTCGACGTATGAGTAAACCGTCTGATTGAGCACGTACGGCAGTTGCACGACCAGCGAGAAGGTGCCGCTCTGGGTGTGCGCGCGCTCGAGCTGGATGCCCAGGTAGGTGCCCATCAGCGTGTTCACCTGCGGCTCACCGAGCGTGATCGTGTTGCTCATTTACGCGCCTCCGGTGGCTTCGCCGTTGGGCGGCGGAATGGTGGTCGAGGTGATGCGCAGCGACGGCGAGCCCAGCACACTGGGCGTGGCCTGACCCGATGGTGGCACACCGCTCGAGGTGACGATGAGCACCGGCCAGTCGAGGTAGTTGCTAACGGCGATACCCGGCGACGGCGCGCGACTGGGCACGGCCACCGGCACGGGCGGCGGCTGGCCGCTGACGACGGCGATCAGCGACAGCACCTGCGCCTGGATGGCGCTGACCGTGAGCGTGTAGGTGCGACGGACGGCCGTGGTCAGCGTGGCCGACTGCGCCTGCGTCGCGGTGACGGTGCGCAGGAAGACGCGCTGCGCGACGATGGATAGCGACTGCGCCTGGGTGAGCGATAGCGTGCGCTGGACGGCCTGGCGCACGCTCAGGGCCTGCGCCTGCACCAGTGAGCGGCTCAGGCTGACCGCGCGCCTCAGACTCAGCGTCTGGGCCTGGCTGACGCTGCGCACCAGCGCGACGGCGCGCACCATGCTGAGGCTCTGGGCCTGGGTCATGCTGCGCGGCAGACGGACCTGCTTGACCAGGCTCAGCGACTGGCCCTGCGTGATCGAGCCCGACAGGTTGAACGTCGTGCCGCCGGCAGGCAGGGCTGCCGTGATCCAGCCACTGTCCGGGTTGACCGGCGTGTACGTCGACTGGCTGATCGGCATCTATCTATCAGTTACTCAGCAGGCCTGCACGGCGCGCACGCGGGCTTGCCGCACGTCACGCGCATGCAGCGAAAACAGAAGCCGCGCACGCGGCCCGAGCCAGGCTGCAGCCGCCACGTGTACCGGCAGTGGCCGCACTGCAGCAGGTCGGCCACCTGGCGACCGTCCTCGAGCAGCGCGCCGGCGGGTATGCGCGCGGTGTGCCGCGGCAGGATCAGCACTTACTCACTCATTCACGCCAGTAGCCCGTCGCGATCACCGTCGGCGTCGCGGACGGATGTTTGGCGCCGATGCTGATGCCGCGGCTGGCGGTGTTGGCGACTGGCCACTCGTAGCCCTGGCCCAGCACGATGGTGTACGGCGAGCGCTGGTTCAAGCCGATGTCCAGCAGGATCGTGTTGGCCACCGCGGTGGGTTCCGCAGTGAACGTCTGGCCGGCCACCGCAACGGGCGTGTTCGAGGCATCGTCGACGTCGGTCGCCGTCACCGCGGTACTCGTACCAGCCGTGCTGGTCTTCTGGACGATCCACTCGATGGCGCTGTCCGCGGGCGTCGCCGCGGAGCTCAGCACCAGCATGTACATCTCGAGACGACCCTTCAGCGTCGACGCCGGCTGCTGGATGCCGAGCGCCGTCTTGATCGTTGTGGTGAGCGCGCCACTCAGACCCGCCGCTGCGAATTTAGCCACTCGTCGCCTCCCCCTGCATGCTCAGAATTCGACCAGCCCCGACTGGACGGTTTCGGTGAGTGGCACCGGCCATGGCAACACGCTGGGATCGAAGCCGCCGGCCGCGACTTTGAACTCCGCAATCAGCGCACCGCGCTGGGTCACGCTGGGCACGGTCCACGTCGGGTTCACCGCACTGTTGGCGACGTTGTCCTTGTGCGCCGTGCCAGCACGCTGGTTCGCCCCGTTCCAGGCCGTTGCATCGCTCGAGACCACGAACGAGTTGTCGATCGTGCCGGCCGTCGTCGTGCCGCCGTTGTCGCAGATGGATGTGTACAGAATCGAGCCAGCCGCGGGCGTGATGCTGCCGGTGGCGATGGTCGTACCGGAGGTCGCCGCGATGCCGTGGTTGACTGCACCGATTGACAGGCTCGTCAAGACACCCGATGACTCGGACACGATCGCGGTGATCTCACGTGTGGCGTTGGCGTGGGCCGTCACCGTCCAGGACCCGGAGGCGACGTTCTCGCTGTAGTCGGCGCGCATGCCGCAATCGCCCGTGGCGCCATTCGGCACGAACGCGGCCACGGCGTTCGACCAGGTCGCGCTGGGCGTGCTGGTCGGGATCAGGAGGTCGCCGGTGACCGTGGTCCCGCCCGATCCGACGATCGTCGCCGCGTACAGGTGATTGCCGGCGCCGACTGCCGTGAGACTCACTCCGAGACTCGTGCCCGAAGCCGTCTGCGCATCCTTGGTCTGCACGTGGGCCGTTGCCACCTACAAGATCTCCAGGGTGACGGAGGCGAGCGTACCGGCATCGAGGCGATCGACGCGCACGCGCGCATGGGAGGGATAGGGCATCGCCATCGCGCCAATGCTCGAGCGCAACCAATTGACCGAGCCCAACTCAAAGCCGCCGACGATCGTGTCCTGGAGCCACATGCCGTCGTACTGATACTCCAGCGCCAGATCAGCCGACGAGCCCTCCGGATAGCCTGCCGAGTCGACCAGGAGCTGCCATCTCGCCCCACCCGGCGGAATGGCGTCACCCATCTCATCCGGGTAGTACTGCACGGGCGGCGCCCCAGGAAGATCGACGTAGGTGCGCTGCGAGACGACGGTCATTCAGGAGAATTGCACTTTTGCTGTGAACTGGATTGAGTCGCCCGAGTTGAGCGCCTGAGACAGCCCGTCGAAGATGGCGTACAACACGCCACCCGATGGGGGTGAACCCGAGCCCGCCGCGTCGAAGATGCCGACGTTGGTGATGGTTTTCGTGCCCGCCGCGGTAATGGTCGCCACGACCTGATGGGTGTCGTTGGTCTGGGTGGTGGTGACCTGGGTGCTCGTGCCGCTGACGCGCGCCTCGGTGGCCGGCGTCGACAGGTCGGTGCTGCCCGCGGCGCCCGCGCCGGCGCCGGTCCCCCAGCCGACGAAGTGCGGCTCGGTCTGCGTCGGCGTACCGCCGAACATGCGGCCGCTGATTATGGCCTTGCCAACGTTTGGAACAAGCGATGCCATAGACCGCCGTCCTCCTTTCTTTCGAAACTGGCGATCTCGCCCAGGTCCTCGACCGTGCGCCGCGGGCACTCGAGCGAGCACTGGGCGTGCTCGGGACACGCGCGAATGACCCTGGCGCTCAGGCTGCCCGCGACCGGGACGAGACTGACGTCCACTCAGGCGTTACCCTCGATGGCGACGCTCGCGCTGAGCCGCGCGTGCCCGGTGCTCGAGATGGAAGCCACCTGGACGGCGACGCGATCGCCAGGCCGTACGCCGACTTTGTTCGGATCCCCGGTGGTATTGGCGAACTCGCCGGTGGAGGTGGCCAGCAGCGTCGGCTTGTTGCCAGCCGTAGCCCAGATGCTGGTGCCGTTGACCAGCACGTCGACGACGGTGTTGGCGCCGCCGGTGCCGGCCGTGGTGGCGTACACCTTGACCGCCGTGATGCGGCCGAAGGCCACGACGACGTACTCGTTGAGAA